CAAGTCTGCGGGCAAGCCCCAGTCTTTGTCGTCCGCACAAAAGCGATCCGCAATGCGTGCGGCGCGTAAGGCTGGTCGTCCGTACCCTAACCTGATCGACAACATGCGTGCCGCTCGTGGTTAAGAAGATATATCAAAACCCTGAAGGTGGGCTGAACGAAAAAGGTCGGCGTTACTTTGAGCGCAAAGAGGGTGGCAATCTAAAGTCTCCGGTTAAGACCGGAACCAATCCGCGCAGAGTTTCCTTTGCCGCAAGATTTGGCGGCATGGATGGGCCAGAGAAGGACGAGAAGGGCGAACCCACGCGACTTGGCCTAGCCTTGAGGGCGTGGGGTTTTGGGAGCAAACAGGCCGCTCGTAATTTTGCGGCGACACACAAGAAGTCATAGCCATGTATAGCGTCGAAGAAATCCTGAAGAGACACGCCGCAGCCCAGCGCCGCAAGGATAACTGGCGTCAGATTTACGAGGATTGCTACGAGTATGCGCTGCCACAACGCAACCTGTATGACGGCTATTACGAAGGTGGCGGCGCTCCGGGCCAGAACAAGATGGCCCGCGTCTTCGACAGCACAGCGATCAACGCCACTCAAAGGTTTGCGAACCGCATTCAGTCTGGCCTATTCCCGCCTTATGGTCGCTGGTGCCGGTTGGAGCCGGGTCCAGACATCCCGATGGACCGGCATATTGAGGTTCAGGCCGTCCTAGACACTTACTCAGACAAGATGTTCAGCGTGCTTCGCCAAAGCAACTTTGACTTAGCGATGGGCGAGTTCCTCATGGACCTTGCTGTTGGCACGGCGGTCATGCTTGTGCAGCCCGGTGATGAGGCAACGCCAATCAGGTTTACGTCTGTGCCGCAGTATCTTGTCGCTATTGAGGAAGGCGCGCACGGCAAGGTGGACAATGTGTATCGCCGGATGCGCTTGAAGGCAGAGGCCATTACGCAGCATTGGCTTGATGCGGAAATCTCGCCTCGCCTTGCTCGCGCAATCGAGGAAAAACCGACTGAAGAAATTGAACTTATCGAATCAACAATCCTAGACGCGAGTCGAGGTGAGTATCATTACTGTGTAATTTGGCCTGACGGGAAAGAGAAGATTGTGCATCGGACAATGCGATCTTCTCCGTGGATCGTCGCGCGCTACATGAAGGTGGCGGGGGAGGTTTACGGTCGCGGTCCCCTCGTCACGGCCATCCCTGACATTAAGACGCTCAACAAAACACTTGAGCTTCTTCTCAAGAATGCATCACTCAGCATTGCCGGTGTTTACACGGCTGCCGATGATGGCGTCCTAAACCCGCAGACCATTCGGATTGTGCCCGGTGCAATTATCCCCGTGGCAAGAAACGGCGGCCCGCAGGGCGACAGCCTGAAAATGCTGCCACGCTCTGGCGACTTTAATGTTTCGCAAATCGTGATTAACGACTTGCGAATGAATGTTAAGAAGATTTTGTTGGACGACACGCTGCCGCCCGACAATATGAGCGCGCGCTCTGCCACAGAAATTGCGGAGCGTATGCGTGAACTGTCGCAGAACCTTGGAAGTGCCTTTGGCCGTCTGATTACTGAAACCATGGTGCCGCTAATTGCGCGTGTCATGTACGTCATGGACGACCAAGGCTTGATTGAAATGCCGTTGCGTGTAAACGGTCTGGAAGTAAAGGTCATACCTATTAGCCCGATTGCTCAAGCGCAGAACATGGGTGACATTGAGAAAATTACGCAATGGGTGCAGATCGCATCGTCGCTTGGGCCAGAAGGCCAGATGGCGGTTCGCACTGGTGGGATTGCTGACTACATTGCCGACAAGCTAGGCATCCCGGCAAATCTCAGGACTACGCCGGAAGAGCGGATGCAGATGATGGAGCAAGCTGCCCAGATGGCGCAGATGGCGGCCCAGCAGGGCATGGAGCCAGCACAGCAATAGGTGATTGATGCAAACCGTCGAAGGATGGGACGGACTACGGCAATTCCAGCCGGAACTTACCAAAACTACTAAGCAGGATCAGGACGACACAAATCGTCTGTACTTGCGTGTATTCGGCAGCGACGACGGCCAAAAGGTTTTGGCCCACCTTAGATCGCTGACGATTGAGCAGCCCACTTGGTATCCCGGCGAAGATGCTTCGCACGGCTATGCGCGAGAGGGGCAAAACTCCATAGTCCGCGAAATTGAGCGGCGAATAGAAAAGGCAAGCGAGTAATGAGCGAGACTGAAGGTTTGCTGGCCGAAGCCACCCCGCAGGGTGACGACGATAACCAGCAGCAAGAAGAGTCGATTACGCACCTAGAGGGCAGCGATTCCCGTTTAAATGAGGCTAGTGCTGACGTAGAGGCGACTGAAAAGGCAGAGCCTGTAGAGCGTCCAGAGTGGTTTCCAGAAAAGTTCTGGTCCGAAGATGGCCCTGACGTTGAGAGCCTAACCAAGTCATATCGCGATCTTGAAAAAAAGCTATCTCAGGGCAAGCACAAAGCCCCGGATGCTTATGACGAGGCGGTTTTTCAACAAGCTGAGATACCCGCCGATGACCCGCTATACAACAGCTATAAAGACTGGGCCAAGGAAAACAACATTAGCCAAGATGCTTTCGATCAGCTTGCGGCTAAGTTCATCGAGATTGCCGGGAGAGAGCAGGAACAGGCTAGGCTTTCCTACGATGAAGAATACAAGGCTCTTGGACCAAATGCCGACGCTGTAATCAAGTCTATGTCTCAATGGGGGCAGAGCTTGGTTAGCAAGGGCGTGTGGAGTGAGGCCGATTTTGAGGAGTTCAAAATCATGGGTGGCACCGCCCAGGGGCTAAGGGCTTTGCAGAAAATCCGTTCCTACTACGGTGACAGGTCGGTTCCGGTCGATGTGTCTCCCACAAACGACGCCCCGTCTAAAGAAGAGCTTTTTGCGATGGTCGGGAAGCCCGAGTATCAGAACGATCCTTCTTATAGAAGGAAAGTTGAAAAGATGTTCGAGCAAGTATACGGGGAAGAGGACTACAGCCCGGTCTGAGCCTTTTCTTCATATTTACTTAAAGGGAGCCTAGTGTTTACTTGCGCTCCCTTTTTTATTATATGTTATTTGCGGACAACCGTAAGGCCCGCAGAACCGCCCTGGGGTGAGGCGCGAAACCACCCAAGCCGCAGCCCGTGAGGATAACTGCTAGGCGGATTGGCATTTAATTTTTAACTAACTGAAATGGAGATTGAAATGGCTGTTGGCATTTCTTCCGCCTACGTTCAGTTGTTCGATGCCGAGGTCAAGCAGGCTTATCAGGCTTCTCGCGCCCTTGCCGGTGTGACCCGCGAACGGACAAATGTCGAAGGCAATCAGGTGAAGTTCCCGAAAATCGGGAAGGGCACCGCTACGGTTCGCGTCCCCCAAACGGACGTGACCCCGCTCAACGTGACCTACTCTCAGGTTACGGCGAGCATGTCGGATTATATCGCCGCCGAGTACAGCGATATTTTCCACCAAGCCAAGGTAAACTTCGACGAGCGTCGTGAGCTTGTTCAGGTTGTTGGCAATGCTATTGGTCGCCGTATGGACCAGCTTGTTATCGACGCCCTGAATGCGGCTTCATCGCCCTCGACTGTCGGCACCGACATCGGAGGGGCGGGCACGAACCTCAACCTCGCGAAGCTGTTGGCGGCCAAGAAGGCTCTTGACGCCAAGAACGTGCCGCAGGAAGGCCGCTGCATGGTTATTCATGCTAATGGTCTTTCGGCATTGCTGGACGAAACGGAACTTACTTCGAGCGACTTCGCTACTGTGAAGAGCCTGTCTCGCGGTGAGTTGGACACCTTCCTGGGTTTCCGTTTCATCATGCTTGGTGATCGTGACGAAGGCGGCCTGCCGCTTCCGTCCACCCGCACCAGCTTTGCGTTCCACCGTGATGCTGTTGGCCTTGGTATCAGCATGAACCAGAAGAGCGAGATCAACTACGTCCCCGAAAAGACGTCGTTCCTCGTTTCTTCGATGTTCTCCGCTGGGGCCATCGCCATTGACGATGAAGGCATCGTCAAAATCAGCAGCACCGAATAAGGAGTAAGAGCATGGCTTTCTCAGCTTCGGGACTTGGCGTTGTCTCTGCTTCTAAAAAGGGCAACGCTCCGTCGATCTACACATATCAGACGGCGGACACCATTGCGGATGTCAACACCGCTGGCTACTTCAATGACATTTCGGACACGCTTGCCGTGGGCGATCTGATCTATTGCGTAACCTCGACTGGTGGCACCCGCGTTAGCACTCTCACGCAAGTTCTCTCGAACAGCGGTGGAGTTGTTGACGTTGCGGACGGTACTACGCTGGCCGCCACGGATGGTGACTAATTGGATTGGGGCTGGCTTTCGCCAGCCCCAGTTCTTCTTTGGGGCGCTACGGCGCTGCCGTAGGCATGATCGGGGTTAGGCGCGATGGCCGCTGGCGACACCAAACTTAGCATTTGTTCTGACGCGCTCATCATGCTGGGCGCTTCTGCATTATCAAGTTTTTCAGAAGGCACGGACGAGGCCCAGGTAGCCGACCGCCTCTACGACGACATTCAGGACACTTTGTTGATGCAGTACCCGTATAGCTGGTCGATCAAGAAGGTTCAGCTTGCGCGGCTTGTAGACACGCCTGTCACAGAATGGCGATACAAGTACCAACTTCCGGGCGATATCCTTGGAAATCCAAAGGCTGTGTTCATCACCAGTTCAGCCGGTGGGACGCCTGTAAACGACTTCGATATTTACGGGACCGCGCTGTACGCCAACTACGAAAGCGTTTGGATCGACTATCAGTACACCGTGGACCCATCCTTGTTCCCGGCATATTTTGTTAATTACCTAAAGCACGCTCTCGCCGCGTCTTTTGCGGAGCCGATTACGGATCAGATCACTAAGGCGGACTACTACCACAGACTCGCTTATGGCCTGCCGTCCGAGAACATGCGGGGCGGCCTTGCTAGGGTTTCGATGAACATTGATGGCGTTGATCGCCCGCCGCAGAACATCATGGACTTCCCGCTCACGGATGTTCGCGGATGAGCCGAATCATTCAAATACAGAATGATTTTACGTCTGGCGAGCTTGACCCGAAACTGCGTGCAAGGACTGATATCGCGCAATACCGCTCGGGACTCTCGTCTGCGACGAATGTCAGTATTCAGCCGCAGGGTGGCGCACGGCGCAGGGATGGCACTAAATACATCGCTGCTCTTGACAGTGGGGCTGGGACCGCTGTTCGCATGGTTCCTTTTGAGTTCAGCGTTGACGATAGTTACATGCTCGTTTTTACGCCGGGCAAGATGTATGTGTTTAAGAACTCGGCGCAAGTAACGAACATCAATGGCTCGGGCAATGACTACCTAACTATTGCCGCCGTCACTTCTGGCATCTTGCCTGAACTGAATTGGGTGCAGAGCGCGGATACGCTCGTTATTGCTCACGAAGACCTAGAGCCAGTAAAGATCGTCAGGGGCGTGTCTGACTCCACTTGGACAGCCACAACGATTAGCTTTGACTTTTTGCCTCAGCATGCGTTCTCTGTTGATACCCATTTTACCACTTACGACATCACCCCAAGCGCCACGTCAGGAAATATTACCCTTACTGCATCTGGGGTCACTACCGATACAGGCACGGCTCAGGCTGGCTCAAGCAATACGATAACCCTGAAGGCGGCGAGCAGCTTTACGTCTGACGACGAGCCAAATGGAATGTTTATCGAGATTACGAGCGGCACAGGGTCGGGGCAGACGCGACACGTTGAGGATTACGTTGCCTCAACAAAGGTTCTCACAGTGGAGCCCGCGTGGGACACCGCGCC